CAGTCTTATATGCATCAGGATGAAATGGCACCCACATACCAACCTGGCCTACATATATATCGTGATTCGAGTCAACCTCGCGCAACAATTTGCAACGAAGTTCCGCTTCACCTTGAGTAGGAAAAACGCCGCGAACTTTGATACCTCGTGTCGACGTCTGGAACTGATGCAACTCGCCAAATTTCTGGTCAAGTTGTTCCTCATTGTTGTCAATGAATGTTTTATAATCGTCGCTAATGGATGCAGCAAGCTTAAGTGAATCACCCTCCTCCTTGGTAAAGTCATTAAAATCCGCCATAAGTTTGTCAAACGAAAGTGAAGGATATTTAAACGCAATAAAGTTTAGAAATTGTGTAAACTTCTCCATCGACTTCTTAAAGTCCCATTGTTTTATAAATTCCTCATATAAAAACTCCTCCTTTTGTTTTATAATTTTTTCCGGGGATACAAATGAAAGACAGACAAACTTTTGTCCAGCAATTGGTTTATCTTCTTCTAATAAGTCGGCATATTTAGGATTTTCTTTTCCGTCTGGTAAATATTTAGGAGTAACACCTTGGGGTAATTTATTATCGAATGACATTTATTGGCAATATTATACATATAATTATTTTATTATTTTAAGTTATTTTACACAACTATTATTTAACTATTATTTAACTATTTTTAATAACTATTTTAATAACTATTTTAACAATTAGATAAAACTATAATATGCAAATTTATATACCGATTATATTTAGCAATATTGACTATGGCGATATTAAAATATAAAATATAAACTAAATATATAAAATATCAAATATAAACTAAAATAATAATATTTTTTTCTACATTATATTTATAATATGTACGGAACACTTGATTTTGGTGAGCTTTTTAAGCGTTTTATTAAGTATATAATTGAAGGTCTTTGTGTGGCTATCGTTGCCTACTCTATTCCCTCTCGCACTCTCAAATTGGACGAGATTGCGTTGATTTCTCTGGTTGCTGCTGCCACTTTTGCTATTTTGGACGTCTACGTTCCCAGCTTGGCAGTATCTGCTAGAACCGGTGCTGGCTTCGGTATTGGTGCTAACCTTGTTGGCTTCCCCACTCCTCTTCGCGTTTAAACGCTCATGATGCAGCATAACCAATAATAAATAATTAAATAATTTATATAGTATGAAAATACTATACGAATTCACGTCACAAAGACGCTGTATATATTGCATATTTAATATTTTTTTATTAACATTGCATATTTAATATTTTTTATTACCATATTATATAAAGTAATAAAAACGCGATAAAATACAATAAAATGAAAGTTTCGAGAAAAGTAGGGCGGCGTAAACATAGTCGTAGTTCTTCCATTTCTCGTAGAAGATTAAGGAATAAGAAAAGTAGAAGTGGTTATAGAAAAAGGCATGCAAAAACCCAACGGGGAGGCGCACGTAGTCGTAAGTATGGTGACAAACGAGGTAAAAGGTTTCATAGGGGGGGCACATATTTTAGATTGCCATCTTTTATTACAAAAAATCAAGACATGCTTCGTGTAGGAACTTTTAATTTTATTACTACCTGTGATGTGGAGGGTGCGGTTGAGGAAGAAAATACATATGATGTATATTATGATAAAATGTCTGGTAAGCCACCGAATATTGTTTTACTAAGACGTGGCAAAGATGATACGTATGATGTAATATTTAATATGAATAATGAGTATAGCGGATGGGTGGACGTGGATACCGGGATGACCGAGCCGGATCTACTGAATCCGAAAGGTCCACCAATACCAATAATGCGATCTGTTAAAAGAGTAAATATGGGTAGATACACAAATATGATGGCTGACCCCCCGGTAGCATTAGAAGCAAAAGGGCAAGAAATTAAAATTAAAAATGCATTATTATCATTTAGTGACGAATATATACCTAGTGGTGATTCTATAATGTATAATTTTCCTGTATGTACTTTAAATGAGAAAAGTATGAAGGAAATTTATAATTTTATTAAATAAACTTATTTGTCTCACTGCGTCGGAATAAACACCCAATTCAACTCTTCGCATATTTTCTTCCAAATATAGTCTTGTTCTATCCTCTTTTCTTTATCTTTCAACATAGGAAAATAGGATAAAAATTCCTTCTTTTCCAGCAGTTCGCATAGTTTGTATACTGTATAGTAATAATTCAAAAAGTTCACCCTATCATGCGGGCAACATTTCGCATAAGGCCCTTGAATCTCCATAAAAAGATTGCATAGCGTTTCTTCTAATTCCGGTGTCATAATCGGCGGCTTAATGCCAAGTTTGTCTTTAATAAACGGGATATGCTCGTAATATTTATTATAGTCTAGTTTCTTAAGCACTTCTTTTGCCTTCGTATTTGTAAATTTTGAAAGCGGGATTCGTTCCTTCTTCAGCTGCAGCTTAATATTCTCCAATACTTCTTCCGGGATTTGCGTCGTTTCTTTCGCCTGGAATTGTGCGAGGATTTCCTTAAAATGGTTAATGCGTTTATACGCATAAAAACACGCCTCTTTTGGCGGCTCTTTATACGACGGCTTTTCATTTTCAATTAAATACGTCACCTGTTTCGCGCAGACATTGCAAACCATAATTCCCTCATGTTCAACCGGAATCATTTCACCCCGGTTACAGGATACGCATATATCCGTCGCAATAATATAATCACTCACGTTGAAAAAACGTTGGTCTAAATTTGTGAAAAACTTCTGCACGTTGTTTTCATTCACGCGATTCAACTCGTTTTCATTCACAGAGTTCTCCAATTTGAAAAAAGAATTCAGTTTTTTGGTTTTGTTTGTACCATTCGTTATCTCCTTCTTATTCTCAAAATAGTCAAAAATATAACTACTATTATTTAGGTAATAGTCCCTTATTTTTCGCTTATTATCTGATATTTCTTTTTTTATATCATATAAGCGATCGTTTAATTCAATTTGCTTGGTAATATTTACCACACCCGTTTCCTTATAATTTTTTAGCTTGACTTGTATATCATTTTTTTCCTTATAAAGCGTAGGCAGTTTTTCGGTTTCAATCGTATTGAACTCCTGTTGCAACTCACGATGAACGCCGTCAAGAGTCATTATTTTTTTATTATCGACAAATAGCTTTTTATTTGTCTTATGTTTGAATGAAGGCATAGTATGTATGTTTAGGTAAAGTAAAGAAAGTTTAGAAAAAGCAAGTAAAATAAGGTAAAATAAGGTAAAATAAAATGATTCTATGAAATGAGTTGATATATTTCTATATATTATGACTCTATTATAATGTTATATGCATAATTTTTTTAATATTTTATTTTGCAATATATAATAATTACAACATATAACTATTATTCCGGTTATTATGTGTTATCTTTTCAAATAAAAAATAACCCATAATAATAACTCGCTATCTGATATAAGAAATGATAATTCCATCAAATTTAAATGAGACTAACAATACTAGTCAGAGTTCTAAACAAACCGAATATGATGTTGTAACAAAAGTGAAATTAGATATATTGGACAATATGCAAATAAAACGAGAAGTACACTACAAAATGAATTTTATTATGAAATATTTAGAAAATCATTGGGCGGTAAAAAAAAGAAAGAATACATTTTTTTTTAAAAATTTAGAAACATCTAACAAGGAAATTATTACAGAAGATTATTTGAATCGCCGTATTATTGATAAGTTATACACAACATCAGTCAATGAGGTTGAGCATATAGTTAATGATGGAACGAGAGAAACGAGAGAAACGAGAGAAACGAGAGAAACGAGAGAAACGAGAGAAATAAATAAAAATCCATCCCACAAAACCAAAAAAGATATCATTCCTTTAGAAGATGGAATTAAGGCATTAAAACATATGATCGAGAATCAAAAAATCGATATTAATAGTGAACTAAAAAACAGAATATATGTAATGCATTTTGTAATGAATACTTTAGAAAATGGTTGGACGATTCGAAAAAATAATGACAATTTTGTATTTAGGAAAAAACATAAGAATCACGATGAAGTATATTCGGACGATTATTTAATAAACTTTTTGAAAATAAATGTAAAAATAGGCAAGTAAAACCATGTAAACTATAGTTATAATCGACCTAAAATAGTTTTGCAATTCATAACACGCCATACCATACCATTATATATTTTAGGAGGTATACGTCAAACTATGATTTGAAAAACGTTATATATCATTTAAGAATGATTACAATATGACACTATAATAAATTATTTATATTTTTTAAAATTAGCTAGTTATGATTAGGCTACGTTTAGAATATTTAGGAAAATTGTTAGATGCATAAATGAAAATCATTAAAATAATCAATTAAGTAAGCAATTAATAATCAATTATAATTGATTTATAAAAAACAATTAAGTTTTTTTATAAATTTTTTTTCTTTAGCAATATTATAATAATCAAAAATGGCAGGAGGTCTTATGCAACTCGTCGCTTATGGCGCCCAAGATGTTTATCTTACCGGTAACCCCCAGATTACTTTCTGGAAGGTGTCTTACAAACGTCACACTAACTTTGCTATGGAGTCAATCGAGCAAACTTTTAACGGACAGGCCGATTTCGGACGTCGCGTAACTTGCACTATTTCCCGCAATGGTGACTTGGCTTACCGCACTTACCTTCAGGTTACTCTCCCTGAAATCAACCAGTCCATGAAGGGCACTTCCCAGGACGGCGTTTATGCCCGTTGGCTTGACTTCCCCGGTGAGCAGCTGATTTCCCAGGTTGAGGTCGAAATCGGTGGTCAGCGCATTGATCGCCAGTATGGTGACTGGATGCACATCTGGAACAACCTTACTCTCCCTCTTGACCAGAAGAAAGGTTACTATGCCATGGTTGGAAACACCACCGAGCTCACTTTCATCACCGATCCCTCTTTTAACCCCATCGATGGTCCTTGCCAGGCTAACGCTCCTCGTCAGGTTTGCGCCCCCCGCAATGCCCTCCCCGAGACCACCCTTTACGTCCCCTTCCAGTTCTGGTATTGCCGTAACCCCGGTCTTGCTCTTCCTCTCATCGCCCTTCAGTATCACGAGGTCAAGATCAATCTCGATATCCGCCCTATTGATGAGTGCTTGTGGGCTGTCGGTTCTCTCAGCTGCGGCAATCCCAACTCCAGTTCTTCTCCCGCTGGTGGCCGTGTCAACACTGCTTACAACCAGTCTCTCGTCGCTGCGTCTCTCTACGTCGACTACGTCTTCTTGGATACCGATGAGCGCAGACGTATGGCTCAGAACCCCCACGAGTATCTTATTGAGCAGCTGCAGTTCACCGGCGATGAGTCCGTCGGCTCTTCTTCCAACAAGATCAAGCTCAACTTTAACCACCCCGTTAAGGAGCTCATCTGGGTTGTCCAGCCCGATCAGAACGTTGACTACTGCTCTTCTCTTGAGTGCGGTCAGCTCCTCTACAGGCTCCTCGGTGCCCAGCCCTTCAACTACACTGACGCCGTTGATGCTCTTCCCAATGCCATCCACGCCTTCGGTGGTCATGATGCTCTTGCCCAGACCAGCACTTCATTCATTAATGCTTCTGGTCTTTTTAATGAAGCCGGTGCTGTCGATGTCTCTTCTCCTTACTGGTGGCATCAGGGTGACATTCCCGTTAGTAGTGGTCTCGGCTATGATCAGCCCAACTTTGCTCCTGGTTATGGTCAACTTAACCCATTCGAGAACTCTGGTGTTTCTGATGCCGGCACTTTCGTCCTCTCTGAGACTTCTCTTGACCTTCACTGCTGGGGTCAGAACCCCGTTGTCACCGCTAAGCTCCAGCTTAACGGCCAGGATCGTTTCTCTGAGCGTGAAGGCACTTACTTCGACCTTGTCCAGCCTTACCAGCACCACACTAAGACTCCTGACACTGGTATCAATATTTATTCCTTCGCGCTTAGGCCCGAGGAGCATCAACCAAGTGGATCGTGCAACTTCTCTCGCATTGACAACGCTACCCTTCAGCTCGTGTTGTCCAATGCTACAGTAGAGGGCACCAAGACCGCCAAGGTTCGTGTCTATGCCACCAATTACAACGTTCTCCGTATCATGTCTGGTATGGGAGGCCTTGAAGCTACATGCTTAATTATGATGATGATCATATTAGCTGTGAACAAGGGCCGAAAAGCAGTATGCCATAGTAAAGTGAGCTCTTACTATGGAAAACCATTTATGTCCTCACCATCATCTTTATTGATGATTTGACTAACTGCTAGTGATTCCGACTTGTTGTCGTCGGAGTTGCAACACATCTTGTTGTTCGGGAAACCCCTTAGAGCTTTTTCTACCAAGCTTATCTCCGAAAGGAATAAGTGGCCAAGAGTAATGAACTTGGGTATGGTAATAATGAAAAAGATTGGGCAATCCGCATGCTTACTACCTAAAGGCGATATTAATATGCTAGTCTATGGTAGGGCGTCAGAGACTGAACGGATGTGGGTCGTTAATGAAGGTTTAAGCAACCTGAAACGGCTTAAGATACAGTCCTCCCTCTAGGGAAACTTAGAGGAACAAGAGTGCTTACAGCAATTAAATTGCGTGTGCGCTTCACAACTGGAATTACAATTTTATTTTAATATTATTATGCATTTAATAATACTAAAAAATTGATGACACGTAAAGGGCGTTCATACTATGGACGCCCCCTCCCCGATATAAGTTATACAAAGACAAAGACAAAGACAAAGACAAAATAGACATGAATATTGGTAACACATTTTCATTAAAAGATGCATATATTCGCGACAAATATAAAACGGCAAAGATAGAATTTATACAAGGACATATTAAAACGATTGGGCGAACATCTAATCAAGAAAAGAACCCACTATGGAAAATCTACAACGAAAATGGAACCACTATTATAGTTATGTATTGTGAAGTCGATACGCTTTGCATACTATGCCCGACAAGTTACCAAAAAATATTAGATTATGAAAAAACAAATAATAAAGGAAATAAAATTACTTGGTATAAAATGTCGAATGGTTATATTTCATGTCGTTTAAATATTCATATGCACCAAGTAATAACAGGATGTATGGGTAATGGCAAAGGAACAAATACTATAAGTGTAGATCATGTTGACAGAAATCCTTTAAACAATTGTTTCGACAATTTAAGAATCGCTACAAGAGAAGAACAGCAAAAAAATAGCAAAGGAACTGCCGACGATGGAACAAAAAGAGAAAGGAAATACAATGCAATACATTTACCCGACGGAATAACACAGGACATGATGAAAAAATATGTCGTATATTACCACGAATGGTTGGATAAAGAACATACGAAAAAGAGAGAGTTTTTTAAAGTGGAGAAACATGCAAAACTCCAAAAACCCTGGATTTCTAGTAAATCGTCGAAAATTTCATTAGTAGATAAACTACTTTCAGCAAACAAAATTGTTACAGATTTAGAGAGTGATATATATCCATAGTATCATAATTCATATATAATATATATGGTATAAAGGGCTTAAAGAGATGGTGTAAAGTATAGTGTTACAACACCAAAAATGGATATAGTAAAAGCATTCAATACAAATGATTTGCACACAGAAGTAGTTATAAAAGGAACAAAAACCGATCCTTTATTTCGAGCAAGTGATATTGGAATAATACTAGAAATAAATAACATAAGAATGTCAATTATTGATTTTGACGAATCAGAAAAGCGTGCTGTAAGTAGTACTGACAGCACGGGAAGAATGCAAGATGTGACCTTTTTAACAGAAAAAGGATTATATAAAGTGCTGTTTCGATCTAGGAAGCCGATTGCCCAAAAATTTCAAAATTGGGTTTGTGAAGTAATTAAAGAAATAAGATTAAACGGATTGTATGAATTACAAAAAGAAGTAGATCAAAAACAAAAAGAATTAGAACAAACAAAAAATGAAATGTCTGCTATAGAAACCACCAAAAATAAAGAAATGGAAGAAAAATTAATTAAACAAAAAGAACTAGACAATGAACTATTTCTACTCAAACAATTTAATAATGCTGGAAATATGGTTTATATTATTAAAGTTAAAACATACGAAAATGGTTCATATGTTGTAAAAATAGGAGAAAGTAGAATAGGAATTACGGGTAGATATAATGAACATAAAAGTAAATATGAAGAATGCATATTACTTGATTGTTTCTGTGTAAATAAAAGTAAAGACTTTGAGCATTTTTTACACAGCCATAGTATTATAAAACCAAATATAGTAAAAAATTTACCAAATCATACAAATGAAAATGAGTTATTTTTAGTTGGAGGTAATTTAACATATAAAATATTATTAAAAATAGTTAACGATAATATAGATAATTATAACTACAAAGTAAATGAATTGTTGATTGAAATTGAAAATTTAAAATTTAAAAATCAAGAAAATGCCATGAATACATTTGCAAATAATGATAATGATTTATTAAAGGAAATAATACATACTAATAAAATTTTATTAAGTAAAGTTAATTCTTTAGAACAAACAAATAAAGAAATATTACATAAATTGAACTTACAACAAGAGAAGAAAATAGTTACCGGTTTTAATCAACAACTACCTCACCTTGGACCAAGGCTCCAAAAAATAAATCCCGAAACATTACAATTAGTTAAAGTTTATGAATCTGTTACAGAAGCAATGAATGAAAGTAAACATATAAAGAGACCAAGTGTAATGAAAGCAATAACAGAATGCACTATATATTGTGGGTTTCGATGGTTACTAGTTGAACGAAATTTGGATCCAAATGTTATACATGAAATTCAACCTACAAAAAAACAAAAGTTGTAAATATAGGTTATATAGCTCAACTAGATAAAGATAAAACCAAAATAGTAAATGTGTATATAGATAGAAAAACGGCGGCACATTTTAATGGATATGAGTCTTCATCTGCACTGGATAATCCGGTAAAAAATACTAGTTTAGCAAATGGTTTTTACTACACGTTATATAATAATTGCGATGAAGAGTTAACCAGCAAATTTGAAGAAATAAATGGAACACCAATGTTATACAAAAATGGTGTCGGACAATATGATACAAATAATAACTTGGTAAAAGAGTTTGAATGTAAATACGAATGCATTAAATCCTTAGCAATAAGCGACAAAACGTTGACAAAGGCACTTACCAAAAATATCCCATATAATGGACACTATTACAAAGAAATAGGTGAAAAATTGAAGGTGGTATAAAAAATAATAAAAAACGAATAAACAAATAAAAACTAGTTAATACCCACCACACCATTCTTCACTTCACCTCGCATATACTTTTCAATGTCCGCAAAATCCGCAGAGGATAATACTTGATGTCATCTGAAACTATGTAATTTTCCGTATAGTGTATATTTTTTGACGATAGTAGTCCTGTTATACTTACCTCTGTAACAAAATGATTGGTGTCATATACCACCGCAATATAACGAATATTTCCCTTTAAGGTCTTCAACGTTTCGCGAATCGTGTTTTTTGATGTCGGGAATTTCCATGCTCCGTTGCTGCACTGAGACAGCGGACATTTCCCATTTTTGCTGCACATTGTTTTGACCTGCACATACGTGGAGCAGTTGCTGCAATACAAATCAACTCCGGGATAGTTCATTTGTATTTTGTTCAAGTTCTGCCACGATGTGTGTCCGCATGTTTCACATGGAATAGTATTGCAAACAAAGTCTTCACCTGCATTTCCAATAGAATGTTTTGTTAGTATTTCAAATGGATTAAATTGTAACTTATGCCTTGAAAGTTTTTGTCTTGGTGCTCGCTTTGCCGTCTTTTTTGAATCCAGTTGTTTGGTCGTGGTCATGGTCGTTGTCTCGGTCTTAGTTCTAGTAGAAACGCTGTTCATGTTTGAAAATATAATAAAGTTAATTTGGTGTATTAGTTTATTATGTTTTGTTGATGATATATACATACCCATTTTTGGTTTCAATTTTATAGTGTAAAAAACAATATAAAATTGAAACGTTTTATATTGTTTAATCGTGATATAGTCACATCACAACGCGACACATTACACCAATGCGCCCTCTTCAACTTGTCAACCCTGTCGACCTGAAGCCCGGAAGAACATACCTGATTCGAGAAAAACGTCCTGAATACGCGCACCTAAATTGCAAAGGTGCATTTGTCAAAAATGACTATCCGCAACACGAGTATCAATGCACCATAACACGATTTACAAATGTTGTTATTACAGGTAATAAAAAAAGCACAGACCTAGGACTTCAAGATACATACTGGAACTACTATGAAGCTGATGCATTGACGCGTGCATATACAAACCATGTTCTTCGTGAAATTACGGGCGATCCGTCGTTCATGATATGATTCATGGTTAATAAAATTTTAAAATTTATTATGTGTAAAGTATATATATAGTTATTTTTTACCATAGTAAGATAATGTTAGGAAATACTCTTGAACCATTTACAAATCCAAATGATATAAAAATACACCATGGAAATTTTTCTATAGATTTAGTTATAATATTAGTTGCAGTTGTTATTATTATTCCGTATGTATTTTTTAATATACGTTCATATGTTCCTTATCCAGTAAAGTCCAGCTTAAAACTACAAGACTATTATATTTTAATTATTTTATTAGTTTATCTTGTAATCGGTGTATACCAACAATATTTTTGGACTAAAAAAAATAAGCTAAGAAAAGAGAAGATTATACCAAAAACAAAAATAGATAAAATTTTTTATAGTATTTTTGGAGAAAATGATAATTGGGTTTATATTTATAACTTTATATACTATTTCATTTTTGGTTTAATCGTAATAAGTGTTCGTGACTACAAACATTTTGCGATTATAGTCGTTGGCGGAATAATTATGATGACAGGATTATCTATTATATGGTATTTATTCCCAAATGATGTATTATCGCGAATGAAAACAGATAAATATTTTTTAAAAAAAACTCAAGTTATAGATCACGAAGGAAATAATGCTTGTCCTTCAGCACATGTCACTTTTGCAATGTATTCATTTTATTTATTAAAAAATGTAATAGGTTATATTCCAGCCTTATTAATTCCTATTTTAATATCAGTAAGTTGTATGACAACTACTCAACATGTTTTTACTGATATAATTTTAGGGGTTATATATTCTATTTTAGTTTATAATTTTATATTAAAAAATATATTCCCTACTATTTTTAAGTAGACTTAACTATTATTTTATTCAACAACCTCGCAAATACAATCCTGCTCCTGCATATAATCATCAAAAATAAACGATGTCATTGTTTCCGCATTACTTGTATCCATTTCATAGTCAAACCCGTGTTCTTTAAACCATTTTTTAAAATTGTTGAATGCATTCCATTGTTTTACATACCCACCAATTACCAATAGTTTTAAAACATTTTTTATATACTTTTCATCGATAATGCACACACAGGCGTCTCCATCTCCATCTCCATCCGCGTCCGCTAGTGTCCCCACCATTAGCAAATATTCAAAGTCAAGTTCCTTGTCAAATGTTTCTGCAAATGTCATAATAATCCGGTCACGAGAGAATCCAGCATTATGCCCCCCAAATCCAAAAAAATATTCATATTCCCAACGATGGACTTGTTTTATAGGACGATGCAAATTTACCGCAAATGGCTTTCCAAATATATTTATACGTATCGTCGCAGTTAATATTTCCGCTTCAGCATGTTTGTTATACTTTTCGTGCCATTTAAGATTTGGATGTTTTTCTAAGAATTGTTTCGAAAAATTGTCATTCAGCGTTGAAATCATACATCCACGTTCCGAATAGTAATTTGTTTTTATTTCTTTGAATTTTCTAACAATATCTGTATAATTTATACTACCCGCAGAAGGATGAGATACTTCCATTATGTTTTGTGTGATTGATACATAATATCATGGCAATCTTTTTATATAGGTTAGATATATAAATTAAAAAACTAAATAATATATAATATAACATTATATTATATAATACGCCATGAATAAAACAGCAAAAAGGTGTCGTCTTGTAAGAGGAAGAAAAGAAACATGTTGTATCAACCCCAAACGCGGATTTTGGTGTTGGAGTAAAAAAACGAAGAAGCGTGTATGGCATAAAATGAAGCGTTCTTGTTGTAAAAAATAACTATAACTATATATATATATATTATATCACCATAGTATATACCATACATTAACGTACCCCACTATGCCAATATGCATTGAATGTTATTCAGATGATAAATATATATACTCAATTGCGCTAATGTTTGCCTATATTAATTTACAAAAACCCAAAAAAAATAAACTAGAAACATCCAAACTTCTTTTTAACTTGGATTTAAATTGTTGGAATAATAACACCAAACCATCCGATGTTATTTCACATCAAACAGATGAAAAATATAAGGATGAAGTAAAGCGAATTAAAGAAAGTGATACCAAATATCCTATAATAGTGGATAGCAATTTATTTATAATAGATGGCGTGCATCGTTTTGCTAAAAGTATAATAAATAACAATAAGGAAATAGACGTTTACATGTTTGATAAAAAGTTAATGAAAAAATTTATCGTTGGGAAAAGGGGTGAAAACATAAATCTACAATTAAACGACTATATAGAGTTATACAACCAAAGATTTAGACTTTAATAAGTCATAGTCATAGTCATAGTCATAGCCTTCAACATATCTTAGGAGCTTTATATGTAGAGCGAATCATATCTAAATAATTTTGTCCCAATACGATGCGCATATAAGCATAGTTATTTAAATATTTTAATATACTACTAGTCTCTTTTAATTCCGTTTTATATGTTTTTTCGGTTTTACTTATATATGATACGAAATCTGTTCCTGTTAAAAATCTTGTAGGATGTTTATTCATTAAATCAACATAATGTTGTCTTTGATTTGCATATTTAAATTTTTGGCGATGTAAGATATTCCAACTAATGTCGAAATATACATTGTTATACTTATTTAATAGATCATGCAATACTTGTGTGTGCTCTTCGGAGTTAATATTTGTCAACTCGCGGCTTAAACAAAGATGTGAAAATATAATTTTATTTTTAGGGTATGATTTTAATATGTGTTCAAGTAATGGTAAGTATTTAAAATTATCTTTATTGTTTCCTAAGTCTAAATGTAGTGACAATGGGATCTTTCTTTTTCTTAAAATATCCATAAAGGGAGCCCATTTTGAAACATATTGCAACGAAACAGGGGTATAACCATTTTTAAATAATGCCTGTTTTACTACATTTACTTCCCCCATCCATGTAAACAACCCAGGATACTCTTTATCTAAAAAATGTATACCATCAACTACTTCGTCTGGTTTTGACAAGTCAGGAAATGTCATTGATAAATTTACTTTTACGCCATTTACTCCTGTTTTATGTAAATTGTTATCTAATACTAACTGCGCATTCATAATATCATTTACTATAGACGATTTTACTTTTACTCTAGGGCAATCTTTATAATATGTGCACGGATTCATTGCTGGTAGTTTTTGGCCAATACCTTCCAAATTTGCAAATAGAATTCCATTTTTATTTAAAATATTTATCATCTTTTTAAATTCAATAGGCTGGCCTCCAAATGGACGCATATGTAAATGTGAATCCACTACCGCATTTTGTTTACTATTCCTTTTTGTGCGATTAAAACATTTACTCTTTTTTCCTTTGTAATATTTCAAAGTTATATTTTTCATCTTATTTTATAATTATAAATTAATTTATAATAAATTAATTTATAATTATAAAATATATTATTACTAAAAAAAGTAATAATATATTCCCTGCATTATTCCATCATATTAGCCGGCATTCTTTTCAAATCTGTCCTCTCACAAACATGCTGATGAGTTCTGGGGTTGCCGTATCAAATCCTGCCAAGTTTAGTGTATTCTTGTCCTTTGGGTCGGCGATTGTCAGCATGTTTGATGTCATTCCAATCACGATTAGTTTCGCATCAACTCCTGTTTCTTTGCGATAATTTTCCAGAGCCACTTGGGGATGAATATTCGGTGCGTATGTTTCATTGTCAGTATATATGCAAAACACATCAAACACAATTCCAGTCTGTAAATACATTCTACGCGCCTCTATCATAGGCAAGGCGCAATCCGTTGCCCCAAAGGGCACATCCGTGGCGTCAATCGCTTGCTGAATTGTCATCTCAGGGCGAATCTTTCCATTGAAGTTGTAGAATACACTACTGAATCCATAGATGTGGACGTTTTGGGCTCCCTCCGCGTGTAGCGTCATCATCGCCATCGCAACTGAACCCTCGCGAGGTGTGATATTTTTTGCGCCTGCGCACATACACATCGACATACTTCCAGATACATCCAGTCCAAACATGAATCGTTTTCCCGTAGGTGTAATGTTTCCAAATGCCTGGCGGAATGTTGTCGAAAGCGCGGCCGTGATGGACGAATTTGTTGTCCACGTCATTGAGCCAAGGTCGCCTTTCCCTTGCGAATACGTCTTCATCCCAACCAGAATTTGAAGTGGGTGAATTTTTGAATCCTTGACTGCTTTGGGATCCGTCAGCATTCGAATAATATCCTGCGACCTTGTTGATGCAACTCCGACTTGCGATAATTTTCCAAGATTTCGAACCAATGCAGTCATTCCCATTCCGCTCAAAAGCGTGTTCCAGATTTGCGGCGTATTCAGAAGCTCTGTTGGCAAATGTTCACGCTGGATTTTCTTGTTCTGTTCCATCAGCGCGATAGCAGTAGTCGTGTCTTTCTTTTCCCCCGTCTTTGCCAGTTCGAGCAATGCTTTGAGGAACCGCGCAGTTGCAATGAGGGGGTCTTCGGATGGTTTTTTCGGTTCTTCTTCTGCAGCTTTCGTAGGTGCAATTGCCGCTACAGGTGCTGCTGATATAGGCTCAACAACCGGCTCCACGCCTGCGCACAGGTAAATCTTCTTGTTTGTGTCATATGAGATGTCGCGCAAAGACTTGGTCGAAGAAACGACATTGCCGTTGTAGCGAAAGACGAAACTCGTCCCAATTCCAATGTCGATGAACGTTTGCCGGAGGTTTTGAAGTGTCTCTGTGTCCTGAATCATCAACTTCAATGGCCCACACATGGAGCTCTCAGGATGAACGATTTCAAACATCACATTGAGTCTCTGCGATGGTGACGATGTAGACAGAACGTTGGTCTGCTCTTTAGGGGGAGCAGCAGCACCACCTCCACCCATAACTGACCCAATTGCATTCGCAATCGTTTTCATAAATCCTTTGCTTTCTCCTGCTGCTGCTGCTGCTGCTGCTCCACCCATGTCTCTGTCCGGCGTCGGAATCGCCACCAATCGTTTCAGAAATTCTGTCCTCTCCATTTTTGCAGGCAGTGTTGTCGCCACGATCCCCTTCGATGGATTCGCCGCAACCTTGCGCTCAGGTTTGTCCTTCTTCATGATCCATTCCAATACAAGTCGTCCTCCATCATCTTTCATTGCCACAGGGTTGATGTGGAGCAGCGAAATCAAATCTGCATGTGTCCACCCTTCACGATTTTTGTATTTTGTCACCAAAATCGCCAATTCCAGTCCATTGCGCGAAGTATAGTATTCTGTCAAAGCCCGTCGCACCCCTTTCCCGAATCCCTTACCTGGAAAATTCGGCTTGTCTTGCGAAAGGTCCCGAATATACTGCACAAGCATGAATAAGTGTGTTGGAATACGACATACCTGATTGAGTGCTGCCAGTGCCTGTGCTTTGCATGCGTTGTCAGGCGGAAAGACGATCGCCGCAGCGAGTGACATCATCGTCATCTCTTGTTTGGGTGCACGCGCGCTTACAGACACGTCCACAATATCTCGAATCAAATGCGCGCATGTAGCTGGTGAAGAAACTGCTGCCATAATACACTTCGAAATCGTGGTTGCAATCGCGCCACCACATTGGTAGTAGCTTCCATTGTCTGACTTGCTTCCGATAATCAAGTACCGCATCCATTCTTGTTCAAGAGGCAGAGGGAATGAGTATCCACCCGCATTGTTCGCGATTTGTCCTGGAAGTCCAATAGTCTGCGGAATTCGAATACGCGCCGCCGGGTTATTTTGCGCAGACATTGCAGTCTTGATTGCGGAACCACCTTTGGCTCCTGATTTGCTCTTGGTTCCTGATTTGCTCTTGCCGGCCATTGTTGTTATACAAAGACGATGTATTGAGTGGTTTGTTGTGTTGGTTGCTTACATAATATATGGTCATTTATTTAAATCAATTTTCTAAACATTATATCTCTTGGCAATACAATATCCGACACAAAAACATAAAGTGACAGAGGCAAAAATAATAACAATAACACTCTCAATATAATACTTACTTTTAGAATCAAGGTTCATATGTTTATCTAGCTATCTATTTTAGAAACATAAAAAAATATAAATGAAAATACGGGGGGGGGGGGGGTGTTATTTGTTATTTATTGCATTATTTAATATACTTACAAATATAAAAATGGAAACTATTTTAGCATCCAAAGTGATACCTCTGCATAGTATTATCCCGCCGCCACCAGAGACTACAAACACGGGAGAAAAGGGAGAAACGGGAGAACCCCAGAAATCAACCAAAATGAAAAAGAGAAATAGAAAACATAGTGCGCAATCTTTACCTAAAGGTTTAGAGCATCATATGATGAAAAAATACGTCGTATATTATCGCGAATGGATTGACCGACAACATTCACGAGAGCGAGAATATTTTAAAATCGAAAAGCATCCGGATTTAAAAAAAGGATGGACGTCAAGCAAGTCGTGTAAAATTACGATTTTCGATAAACTGGCAGCGGCAAATAAAATAATTGACGATTTAGAAGAAAAGAAGAGAAAGGAAATCGAAGAAAAAGCGACTATGGATGCACTCGATAATGCTGCCGAAAATTGAAGTTCTTGCATATTTTAATAGCTTTTGTTATATCATTGCAGAACATACTTAAAAATAATATCTGTATAGAATATAGAATCAAGGAACTAAGAAACACAACACGACTGATATGAGTAAACAAATTTTTATTAAAACTCTTACGGGTAAAACAATAACACTTGATGTAGAAGATAGTGACACGATTGAATCAGTTAAAATAAAAATTCAAGATAAGGAAGGGATCCCTCCAGACCAGCAACGCTTAATTTTTGCAGGAAAACAGCTAGAAGATGGTAGGACACTGGCAGACTATAATATACAAAAAGAGTCAACGCTCCATTTAGTCTTGCGACTTCGGGGAGGTGTTTTTTAAAAATGTAATCTGCGCACTTGAATTTATACTTACACAAACCAACTTAAAATATAAATAGTAGTTATTATTACACTATTATTTATATTTATTCCAATGGAAGTGTTGTTAAAGCTACCATTTGATTTACAAGAACATATACTTGTCAAAGTTATGAAACGATATAAACTGCGAGATGGAAAATACGTAAGACAAATCGACAAAAGTAAATATACGTTCCTTGACTACATTATGCGACCATCTGTAAATAAAAATTCGTTTAACTACTATGAAGATATACACGAAGATATATTTAATAGCAATCAGGATAAACAATGTTTCCGTTATAAATTTTATATAAAAAATTTACAAGACATTCCTCTTAGAAAAGAGTCACATGTTGATGACGATATAGTTGAGGTTCGCATAGAACACAAAAATAATATTTACTATTATGAGGTTTCGGTATATAGACTAAAAATGAAAAATATAGAAGGAAATAATTTCACATCTGAAAAAATGCGGAAAGATATATATCATAAAGGACCACTGGCAGATAATTACTTTTGGGATTTTTTAGAATTTTCTTATGAAGTAAAGTAACATAACGTAGCATAACGTAGCATAACGTAGCATAATGTAGCATAATGTAGCATAATGTAGCATAATGTAGCATAATGTAGCATAATGTAGCATAATGTAGCATAATGTAGCATAATGTAGCATAATATTTTCTCACAATATATAAAATATATACCACAATGATTCTCGAAGAACGATGTTACGTCGTTTATGGCAAAGGATTTAAACCACTAAAAATAAGAGGTTTTGAAAATAGAAATAAATTATTAGAGTCTTTGAAGGTAAAGGGTTTTAAACCAAAAAGTTCTTTATTAAATTGTAGTTCACAAAATGGCAAGAAGTGTAAAACTACGCCTACTTTTTATTAAACTATATAAAATAGCTTAAATATTATATTAATTTATATTTATTTAGATAAATAACTATAAGATATAATACTTCCAAACTCCACCCCTCCCCTCCTCCAACCCAAAAATACTTTTCTCCATTTAGATAAATGAATAAATATAACCGACTTCCTCTTTTAATTCCTTTTCTTTTGTGCTCATGTGTTGCCGCATTGCCGGTAGATACCGCACCGAAATATAATACAGAATACACCCCTAGAGATATTCGTATTCTTTCAGTAGGTGATTGGGGGTCAGCCGCACTTGGTGGGTATCATTTGCGAAATGCCGAAAATACTGCCGCTGCGATGTCGGTATACGTTGAAAAATACAACCCAAAACTTGTATTAAACACGGGCGATAATTTCTACTATTGCGGGATTCATAACACAAGTGACCCTCAAGTCAGTGCAGACTATGTGGAATTGTTTGGGAATATTGGTTTGCCTTGGTATAATACTTTGGGTAATCATGATTATGGTTTTAATCCTGACGCGCAGTTAGCACTGAACGAAACAATACCAACATGGAATATGGATGCGAGATATTATCATAAAAGGGTTGTTCTTGATGGTGTAGGTAACGAATCTGTTGTTCTTAATATTATCGTCCTAGATACAAATCCATGTATTGCCGACTATAGAGGAGATGACCGCGCAAAGTGGGATCCGTGTAGTATACAATACCCGTCATGTGCACCCATGGAAGGCGAATGCATGTTTCATGAAAATATTATTCAACAAGACTGCAAAACACAACTTGATTGGTTTAATGCGACATTGTCCAGTATTAATGCCGGTAAGAATACCAATGCCGCAGGAAACGAATGGGTATTTGTCTTGGGGCACCATAAAGCAGACGAAATAGATGTGGAAGATTTTCAAGATATATTAAACAGCAGTGGCGTCCATTTATACCTAAACGGACATAATCACAATTTAGAACACTATTCAATAGATGGACAAGCAAAGTATATGACTACAGGCGCAGGCGGAATGGTGATTATTGGTGGCGTAAAATTGCACAAGACTTCGCCGAATTTTGTAAAATGGCATAATCATACTCATGGCCACGACCACACCCACACCCACCAAGTGAAAAGCATGTGGAGTAAAGTAATAACTGGATTTACATCGCATACATTTATGGAAAAAGGCACAAAAGTAAAGACAGAATATTGGGATACAAATCAAAATATGCTGTATAATTTCACGATTTATATTTCTTGATACAATCGTCACACAAGTAACTTGTATCGGTATCAGGAGAACTCACAAAACTTGTGAGATGTTTACTTGTTTCACTACATCCATCACACTTGAATAATATTATCGAATTTGCATCGTTACTAGAAAGAACACCTCGGGTGCTATATGTCTGTGGAATAGTCATTTCCTAAATAATTATATTTATAATATTACAAATAAAATAATATTATAAATTGTACATAATTCGCATTCACATTCACATTCACATTCACATTCACATTCACATTCACATTCACATTCACATTCACATTCGCATTCACATTCACATTCACATTCACATTCACATTTCTACGCCGAATTAAAAAGTCGGTTCATATTTGCAACCTCCGGTTTATTCAATGACGGCATAAATATTTTCTTAATCAGTTCATCATCTCTAAATCGAATCGTATACGACAACTGCAACTTATTCCGTCCAACACGTCCCATCGCCTGAATCGTCTTTTCTTGTGTCATATCACTCAGATCCTTGCTAATATATCCATGGCAAAACTGATAATTGGTTCCATAGATATAATCAGATGACGCAATAATGAAGTATAGTTTTTGGTTTTGGGCAAGTTCTTTCATGATTTCATTATATTTTACGTTTGTGTGATTTGTAATGACGCCGATACCCATAAGTAATAATATTTTCCAATGTGTATCAATCTGCAGCAACATAATATTTTCAACAATATGTTCATCAAGATTTGCAGAAAATTCATTTTTATACTCTTCGCGTCCAGTCCATCGTCGCAAATGCGCCAATTTATTTGGCACAAAAATATCGTTTAAGGCAATACGCCGAACACCGGTTCTAATAATATCAATCATTTGCTGTTTCTCACGTATCTCTCGTGTGTCTACGATTGTTCCACTACCGCTGCCGCCGCCACTGCCGCCTCCGCCTCCGCCACTTTTAGTTTTATTATCATCACTACTTCGCATTTTCTCCTTTTCTTCTTCGATATTTTGTATTTCCTTCTCAAGCACGTCTATTTTATCCGACAACATATTATTGTGCTCAATATCTAACATAAGGTCATCTACTACTTGTGCTGGTATTTTCGAATTCTGAATTGCAAATTTTGCTATTTTTTCGACATCACCGGTAAGAAAAATCGTAGGACCATCAGTCAGCGTATGTGCATCCGAGGTCGTGAAATAGATATTCGACTCAAATATTTTCTTACGTTCTTCCTTCATTTTTTCATATATTTCACCCCATGCTTCGGGTTTAATATTCTTCAAAAGTGTCAAGTAATATATTTTAATACTTGTCATATTTATACTTGTAATATCATCAAAGTATCGATCAACTGCAAGACGTGTCTGGTTTACATAATGCCCGCGCTCATTCACATACATTATAAATTTTACAACTTGTCCTAAATCAAAATAACGCAACAATGTTTTATAGTTAAGACAATGTTCAGCCGATACAATTACATCTTCATATTTTTCGAATAAAAAGTGCGGCAACTCGACATAGTTGTCTTTATTCACAATCGGTATCGACTTTGTGCAGTCGTGGCTAATAATAGACGTAACATAACCACCAACGAATCGTGATTTAAAATCCAAAATCGTATCTTTTATTTCACTTTCACGCGGAAGTGTTGCCGACGATAAGACAATATTGGGTATTTGATTTTCAACCCAGTTTCGCTTGATTAATGCGTGAAATTCGTGTTCATTGTAGTCAAGTGAAATTGTCGGTTCATCAAAATAAACAATAATATTGTTCACATGATTAAATGCCTTCATATAAAGCATCGCGTGAATATATGACTTGATATCACTAATCATTAT